TAGTGGTTGCCTTCCACTTGTAGTTGGTTCCTTTGGTTCAGACCAAGGGTTAGCCATCTGCCTACGAATCTCTTCATTACGTAAGCGTTGATTACTAATCTTCTCTTGGGCTACCGTATTAGCTACATCTTGTAGTTGCGTTACCATTGCCGAAAGTCCCTAGTGAAATAAATCGAGCCCTCCTCAGTTCCGAACGATAGAGCAGCCATCTTCATATCAGCAGCCTCTCGGCCAAGGACTTGTCGTTGATCTATAGGAACACCGTACTCAGACGCAAGAACAACAGCTAGTCCATACAGAACAGCCATATACCATTCTTGTGGAAAGTCCGGTGTGTCTGTAGAGATATTAAAATCTTCATAGGGACGTTGATACGTTATATAAATCTGTTGGGCTGTAGCGTCTACACTAGATGGCGTTGGAAAGAGATGTAATACCCCATGATCCCGTAAAGGTTCATAATAGATCTGAATAGGATTGCCACTAGTAGTCTTATTACCGAGGATTGAATACTCTTGTTTAGTAAGAATACGCATAGGAACATCTACATTAGATACAATATTCCTATTCCATGCTTGTATTACTTTAAGGGGTTTATCCGTATTAACTGTTTTACCAGTACCAATCTCATAGCTATTAACATTAGTAGTAAGAGGAATCGCAGTTGTTCTTAGTGCCCAAAGAGGCATACCATCCGCTTGCCAAGCCTTAACTAAAAGATTAAGAGCAAAGGCAGCTTCCGTGTATTGGCTATCAAGCACTCCGTTTCGTTGGAGTTGATCCAGCAAGAGGATTACAAAATCTATTTTCTCCTAATAAGACAGTACCAGAGTCTTGGCGAGGTACTTTTACTAGTTCAGGATACACCCCCCCCGCAGGAAGTTGGATGAGTAGTGGTAATGAAAACTATAGTCCCTATGGTGGGTCACAGTATAACAGAGTAGGAGATAGTTCTTCTAGTAGCAGTAGTAGTTACTCCTCAAGTGGGTATCCTTCTAGTGGATCTTGGTCATCATATAGTAGCGGTTCTGCGTACTCTTCCGATAGTGATTCTTCTTCATCATCTGATGGAGGTTGGTAAATGGCATCTCAACAAAGAAAAAATAAGTACCAAGAACAAAATGTAAGACTACCTATCATAGGTGCTATGTCTAATCGAGATGTATCTGGTGCAAAGGATCAACGTTTTGTTAATATGTTCCCAGAGACTCGTAAAGTAGAGGCCATTGAAAGTACTCGTATCTTTCTAAATAAAAGACCGGGTCTTACTCTATATAAAGACTTTGGTGATGGATATGGACGAGGAATTGCATGGTTTAGAAGTAAATTATATGTAGCTATCGATGGTCATATCTACGAGGATGGTTCTCCTCCAACATCTGTAATTACTCTAACCGATGCAGATGCTAAAGTAGGAATGATTGTTGCTAATAGTTCTACTATTGGAGACTATCTTTTTATATGTGATGGTACAAGTGGTTGGGTTATTAACTCTGCGGGTGTTGTTACACAGATCACTGATCCTGATTTTCCTAGTCCTCATATACCAGTGCCCACCTTTATAGATGGATATATTCTTCTAGCCAAAGGTAGTGATGTATATAACTGCATCTTGGATGAGCCAGATGACTGGGATGGAGGTCAATACCTCTCTGCTGAAATGTTTCCTGATCCTATTGTAGCTTTAGCTAGACAGAACAATCAGATCGTAGTCTTCGGAGAAACGTCTGTAGAGTTCTTTTATGATGCAGCTAATGTAAGTGGTAGCCCACTCAATAGAAATGACTCTACGACACTGCAAATGGGCTGCGCGATGCCTTACGCAGTCTTCCAGACAGAGCGCACCTTTATGTTTGTAGGACAATCTGAATCTGGTGGTAGAGCAGTATGGCAAGTAGATGGATTCCAACCAAAGAAGATTAGTGATGAGTATATAGAACGTATCCTTGATGGTGAGACTACCCCTTTAGATTGCCGTGGGTTTGGTGTTCGTACAATGGGACATTTGTTCTATGTAATTAATCTAACTAGTTTAGGTAGAACCCTTGTCTATGATATGGATGAGAAGTTATGGCATGAATGGTCTAGTAACAATAATGGAGCACATACTACCTTTGCATGTGATTATATAACAGATGCTCACATAGGTGCAGCGTATGCTCTACATAACTCTAATGGATGTGTTTATAAGATAGACCCCACTAAATATACAGATGATGGGACAGCTATCCTTGTTGATGTAACTACTAACAAGTATGATATGGATACCTATAATCGAAAGTTTATGCGAGCAGTTCGTCCTGTTGGTGATAGATATGCAACTGGTAATGCATTAAGTATCAGATGGTCAGATGATGACTATCAAACATGGTCTAACACAAAGACAGTAACACTAACAGATGACTTCCCTAACTGGTCAAGACTAGGTAGCTTTAGACGAAGGGCTTTCAATATGAAACACTCTCTAAACTATCCATTAAGACTTGAGAGTTTAGAAGTATCCTTTTATGAGGGAGATAGTTAAGTATGGCACAAGGATTGCCACCACCCCCGGTGAATGATCAGCCGGGGAGCTTTACTTGGCTTGAGTGGTATCGACAACTTCGTAACTATGTTTCTACATCCGGTTCTGTTCCTTGGTATATTATTAACTTTGCTGGTTCTAATATCACAGATATTGCAGCAAGAGATCATGGTAACTTACAGGGATTACAGGGTGGTACAGCAGGCGAGCGGTATCATTTAAATACAGCAGATAATATAGCAGTTACAACAAAGGAATTTCCTTCCTTTAAAGTAGGTGATGTGGCTGGAGGTAATTATACTGACTTTGATACAACTGGATTTATAACATTCAATGGAACAACAACTGTATGGGATGATCTTAGAGTAGAACCTAACATCAAAGGAACAGGCACAAATGATCCTACATTTACTAAATGGTTTGATAATGGTGCAGGTTCACGTGGAGTGTTCTTATACAACTTTACAGATGCTATTACAGCTAGTGAGAAAGAAGTCTTCTTCCAAGTACAATTACCGCACTCTTGGAAGGGCACTACAATATACCCACATGTACATTGGATACCACTAGCAGCAGCAGTAGGACAACGACCTGTCTGGGGATTAGAATATAATTGGGCAGATATAGGACAAGTCTTTGGGAACACAACAATTGCTTATACTACAGGCCTTGTTCCTAATGATGCTAATTTAGTTAAATACAAACATTATATATCTCCATTTGCAGGAATAACTCCTACTACAAATCAAGATGAGATAAGTGCAATACTGATGTGTCGTTTATTCCGATACTCAGGAAATGCATCGGATACATACACTAATACTTGTGGTCTTTTGTATGTTGATTTTCACTATGAAATAGATACTCTTGGTTCTAGAACTGAGTTTACTAAGTGATTGACTTTTATAGTTAACCGTGTTACATTTATTTATACAACGCAGCGAAAGGAACCATAATTATGGGTTGGGAAGATAATGATTTTGATTGGATGGACGATAGTGGCTATTCAAGTGATGGTGGCATGGATTTTGGTGATACATCAGATTATACAAATAATTTGGATGTAACAACAGATGACTGGTCCGGTGCATGGTCTGGATATGGTAATAATGATTATTCAAGTGGTGATTGGGATTATGGATATACGCCTAATTATAATCAGGGATCTGGCGGTAATATAGATTATAGTGGTAGTGGTAACTTCTATGGGAACAGCCCTCAATTCCAAGCAATGCCGACATTACCACAGGATACGTCCAACCCTTTTGGTAGTATCTCACAAACACTTTCTGGGTTATTTAATAATCCACAGGCATTGGGAATGGCTGGTAAGGGTGTTGCTGCTCTCTTTGAGGGATATCAGAATAAGAAGAAGGCGGCTGCTATGCAAGCACTTGCTAAGAATTCTGCTCTTGACCCATTTGGTAGTCAGCGCCAATTCTATCAACAGCAAGCACAACAAGCAGTAACTAATCCATATGATAGTCCAATTGTCAAGGCTCAGATAGAACAGTTACAGAATGCCCAGAATATTAAAGATGCAGCTGCTGGTCGTAGAAGTAATATGCTTACATCCTCTCCGGCTGTAATGGCTGAGATGGCTAAGATAGCCCAGAACTATCAACAACAAATGGCAGTACAAGGTGGAGCTAATATCGCTCCTAGTGGTGGGTTAGCTGAGATCCTAAGTAAGGGTACTACATACGATACTAATGGTTACATCTCTCCATTACTAACTGCTGCTGGTTATGGGGTACAGGATAATGCCTTGGCGAATCTTACTGCTGAACAGAAGAAGCTATTAGGTCAACAATGGGCTAATGCATAATGCAAAATATAGAAACGGGTTATAAACCTGAATTTGGATTAGGGGCTTGGTTTGCTGGACAGAATGCTGCTAATACAGAAGCAGCTAATGAAGAGGAACTAATTAAGAGTTTCTTAGTTAATGAACGTGAGAGACAGATGCAGCCTATTGATGTGGAGAAAGCCCAACTCGGGCTTGATCCAGCTAGGTATGAGTCTATGCTTGCACAAGCCAAATCACGTGATCCTAACTACATCCCGGAACAACTCCGTGGTCAGATAGGGCAGATGCAAACACAAGCTGCGGCTGGTGAGAAGGCTAAGACTCTACTACCATTTACTATTAATGCAGAACGGGGTACTCTAGAGAACACAGCAGAAGATAATAGTCTTATGCAACAGTTCAAACAGATAGATGGTCTTATTAGACAAGGCGGTGATGTAGATCCGTCTAGTGGTCTTCTAGTTAGGTTCTCTCCACAACAACAACAGGCTGCTGTACAACATCGAGACTCTCTTATGAAGTCTATGATGAGTACTCCTAAGTTTGCACAAGACAATGCGCTTGCTGATTCTAAGTATGAAGCTGCTCTTACTAAACAACAGATGACAAATGAAGCTGCTTTAGAACGTGCACGGATCGCATATGAAGCTAAGATTAAAGCGGCAGAGGATAAAGCAAACGAACCTACCAAACTTAATCTAGAGCAGGCAGCAGTACAAGACATTCAACGTAGAATAACTTCTGGTATTATTACACCAGATCAAGGGACAAGAGAGTATGCAGAGTTAATTGCCGGTAAGCAGAAGGTTAATCCGAATCCGGGTATGGTTCTTGGTCGAGACGCTGAAGGTAACATTGTAATGGATCAGGGATCAACAATTCCTACTTGGAAACCAAATGTTCAACAAACAGTCGGTGATCCTGTTCAAGCCGCATTAAAGAAGGCTGGTATAGCATATGAACCAGATAAATATGAGTATCGAGTTACTGGGGATGGACAAGTCCAACGAAAGGCAAAGAAATAAATGAGTGAATGGGAAACAGTATCAAAGTCTACTAATGATGAGTGGGAAACTATATCTTCCGATTGGGAAACTGTTTCTCCTTCTTCACAACAACAAGAACCTTCAAAACTAACTAGATTTAAAGACTCTCTTTATGATCTAGCTGAACAAATGCCCACTCCTATACCGGCTATTGGTGTCGAGGTAGGTGCTTCTATGGTGTCTGGAATACCCGCAATGATGGCTACTGCCTATGGTAAAGGTAAGTCCTTACTTAAGGGTGAGATATCTAAGGAGCAACTAGAGAAAGCTGGAGAAGAGGCTGTACCACAATGGGCTAAGGATATAACATACGAACCTAAACTAGAGAAGTCACAGAAGGCTCTAGATGTATTGGGTAAAGGTTTTCAAGCTATTGGTCAAGGCCTAGCTGTACCGGGTGCTTACATTAAAGCAGATCTATCTAGTGATGGTACAGATGCAGATTGGAATAAGAAGTTCATTGAAAGTTATGAGCAAGTATCTCCGATTACACAAGCTGCTTTTGATATAGGTGGTGTTCTACAAATGGGTAGAGATATCCATATGGCTAATAGGAAAGGTAAAGCAGCAGAAGCTACTAAGCCAAGTGAACAGAAACCTGCACTAGAACCCTCTAATGAACTCTTTGCAGAAGAGGGATTAAAGATTGTTGAATCTCGTATTACTGATATTCATAATCAAATCACTGAGATGATGGATAATGGTATTGATGTGAAACGAGATACTCCTATCTTAGAAGCACGAGCAGCCGAATTAGAGCAGTTAAGGCAACAGAAAGCTGACTTTGAAGGAATGCTTAGGGGTGAGACTAAACAACAGGCATTTGATCGTGCTGCTAGGCAAATTGAATTAACTCAACAACAACGAGACCGGCAACCCTATAATCCAGATACTCCTCTTATACCAGAGGATGTAGTATCTAGAGAAGCAGAAATTGCAAGACAACAAGACCAAGGTCCAACCATACCAGAGGCTATACAAGACCCTACTGGTTATGTTAATAAAGTAGCAACAGAACAAGCCATACCCAAGAAAACTCCGACAGAAACAGCCCTCAATAAAATAGCTGAGGCTATGAATATGGAGCGTGGTGAATTGGGAGATAGGATTCTAGATACACAAGATAAGTTAGATACTATTCCAGATACACCAGAGAATAGTTCTATTCGGGAGAATCTAGCTGATGAGATTAAAGCCTATGAATCTATACAGAAGGGTGAGCATCATGATCTATCTTGGTTTGAAGGTAAGGAAGCGGTTACTCCAACAAATAAACCAACTCGATCCAATCAAAGTCTTTTTGAAGGTGAATTAGAAGATGTAACAATTACAACTGATGATTTTGGTACTAGAACTGTTCGTGTTGGTAGATTAAAGAATGGTGATGTTGTAATCTTTGAAGATGGATATCCTCCTGTTGAAATTAAAAAGGAATTTGCGGATACATTTAAATCGACAGAAGATTTATTAAAATATAGGTATGAAGCAGAAGGATGGGTAGAAGGTAACAGAGAAGCTCCTACAACTGAAGGTATAACTGTTGAAGAAGTACCTGATGTTCAAGTAACTTCACCAGATCCAGTCTTTACAAGAGTAACTGATATCTTTGACCAACAAGGGGATACATTACATCATCTAGTTAATAACCGAGATACTTTCTTTGATAGGGCTGGTACTTCCCAAGTCTTCTTTGATAAGAACTTTGGTGTCTCTGAGTTTGGTAAGAAGTCAGTTGCAATTATTCAAACCATTCTTAATAAGACGGGTCTATTTAAAGATAATATTTATATTACTTTAGAAGAGAACTTTAATTCTGGTGGTCGATTAAATCACTTTGATGATACAACTGTTATCCGAGTTAATAAAGCAAAGTTAGATGAATACATTAAAGCCTTTGACCAAACACCTGAA